CTACACCTTCCCATCCAATGAAACCAAAGTGTGCGCTTACACATTTATTATCAGGATGGTACGGGCTGTTGTCCGTCTTTCCACCGATCTTTTGAACGGTTGTTTCTAAATCCAATACTAATATGTTGGTTTTATTAAACATCCGCTGACCCTCGCAGCTTATGTAAAAGGTCTACAGGATTGGAGTAGGGATACCATTTACCTTTGCCAATTACCTTCCATTTACGATTAGCTAAAGAAGCATGGTATTTATGATCTATAACAACCACGTTACCTAAATAATATATATTCTCACTATCAGCTTCTAAGAATGCCAATAAAGTTTCGAACTTATGCAATGTCTTTGTTGAAGTCATGTTGTAGCTAGTGTCGTATGGTATGTGTTCTTTTACTTTTTGAATGGCCTTCTTAACATCCTGTATTGTGCAGTTAGAATTAAGCATTACGTTCTCCCATAAAATCTCGTTGCATAAGTTTCGTCGTGGCGGTCAAACAGATACCAGCAGGCGTTATCTTTACCTGCGGTTTTATCGAACCATTTCACACGACCAACGCTTACGATCTTTCTAAGACGAGGCATGAAGGGAATAGCTTGTTTGGTGTGTACCCAATCAGCATCAAACAGCAGCCAAGTCGGTCGGAGGTCTGAGAACTGTTCTATCATAGGATGCAGAAGCTTACGCTCCCACGGCGGGTTGGTAATGATTAGATCAGCATCATTTAAATGCTCTTCAGTTAGCTCACAGGCATCTTGGATACCAATACCACCTTCCTGTGGCTCTATATCCCAAGCACTAGAACAGGTAAGTCCAATCTCATGAAGTGACCTGATTAATGCACCATCCCCTGCACAGGGTTCGCAGAAGGTTTGATGATCTTGAAGGTAAGGCCAGATAGGAAATACAGCCTCACGGGGTGTTCGATAATAATCTCGTGGATTTCTTTCAAAGTTTGATCGTTTTCCCATTATACAACATACCTGCTAAGTTCAGGCTCGATGTTACAAATGACGCAACCGTGATATCCACTAAGCTTGTTCTTACTGATGTTTATAAATCGTGTGTGATCAGGATTATCATCTTCTGCTGCATTATGCTTACCAACACCAATGATCAGATCAGCTTCCGCTGCCTTACCTGTCTTTGATCCTTCAAGCATTGAGAAATCTATACGAGTACGACCATCAGCATCTGCCGATGCTTGGCTGATACCGATCAGCGCACAGTCATGGCGTTTAGCTAACTCACGTAAGCTGCGGTACAACTCTCTGATACGTTCATGAGAAGCATTGTAATTACCAGAGATATTAATTTTATCTGCCTGGTCTATTACAATTACATCAGGATTTATCTTCTCGCAGTAGCCATTGATCGTATCTAAATCCCATTCCTGAACATCCTTCATAATGATCCTGTCTTGGATCGATAGGTATTTGCTTATAGCTAAATCAGGATTGTCTGCAATTTGCTCACGGGTCATACCAGAACATGCTTGAATGGCTCTCAGCTTGGTGCGTGTGGTTTTCTCTTCATTGCCTAGATAAAGCACCTTTGCGCCCTGTTGAGCAAAGCCACCAGGAGCTGCACAAAAGCTAATAGCAAGTGCTGATTTACCAGTTTCAGGACGGGCAAAGATGATACCAAATTCGGATGGGCCGATGCCGTACACATTACGGCTCAGTGTTTCTATGTTGAACTGCCAACGATTATCATTAGATGTTTCAGCTAATAGCTCGTAGATATCATCTGTTGTTGGCTCACCGAAATCATCAGGCATATATGAATCTTTGGTACGCTCTAGCAGCGATACAAGATTGCCCATCGCTGTTGTATCGCCTTCAGACATATTGATACCAAAGTTGGCAATGTCTCTACCGATCTCTCTGCGCCATAAGCTTTCAATGACATCTGTAGCAATCACATCATTGATTTTATCTGCGTACTTCAACTGATCAACGAGATCTCTGAAGTCATTTATCTCTGCCGTTGTAGCTACAGGATTATCTGTCAGCCAAAGTGAATATAAATCATCAGGAGATATATCTGTTTCATATTTTGTGTGTGCTTTTCCTAATAAATTATAAATCTGTGATAATTCATCAGAGAATATTGATTGGCGTAATCTAGGTTTTGTGTTTAAGTAAGTGTTATTATTCAGTAACGTCTTTATTAATTGTATTTCCAACTGCTCTGCCCTTCCATGTGACACTCTTTATGCCACTTAGTAATAAACAGATTTAGAAATAAAAAAAGCCCCAATCTTTCGACAGAGGCATTTTTCTTTAATTAATGTTTTAAATCAGGAAGTTAACTGTTCCTAAATTTCATGTTCTTAATATCTGGTGATTGATCACCTCGACGCTCTTTCATATCTACCTGGTGAAAGACAACTCGCTTATTGCCTTTAACGATAGATGCAATAGCATCCTCAAGCTTCTTCTGTTCTTCAGCAGCTACTAAAAAGCCCCCATCTAAATCGTAATCTATGACTACTATTCCACGACATTTCATGTCGATCTCCTATAAAATATAATATGTAAAATTATTTACATGCACCAATTTGAATGCATGTAGTTTGATTTAAAATGTATTACAATAGGATAGTTGGTGGGGCGAGAGTAGTGTTGCACCACGACGAGACTGCACGGGTGTGTATATGGCAAACGGCAAGTGGAACGTGTGAAGCATGAGCATAATGAATAACGCTCTTTCTAACAGACCTACCTAAAATTTTGTTACTAACATAATTCCATAAAAATCTACCAAATTCGCAAATTTTGCTGAGATTTTCCCACCAATGTTTTTCAGTATAATCTATTAAACTTGTCATTTGCTTACCTTTCTACAAAACATATAGTCGCTTGCTTTCTACATAACTAAATCTTCTATTGCTTGTGCAGTAAGATATTTTAAATCAAGTTTCGTAAATCTTACATTACATTGCATATTTAGCTTTCTTGCTAGGGATATTGCTTTAACTGATGCGTCATTGTCAAGCACTAATGTGATTCTTTTGTATTTACTAAGTGTTCTGGATATACTTTTAGTAATGTTCGTACCTAATAGCGCAATTCCTACAAAATCACTACAGTTAGATACGCTGCAAGCAGATGCAACGTCCTCTACAAGCACTGCATGTTTACCAGTACCAACGGGTATTCCCTCTGATAGGTCACCATAGCTCCACCACTTAGCTCTAACAGGGCGTAATGATCTACCTACAGCACCTGTACCTTCAGGATTGTAAAACAGTACACGGTCTTCTTTAGGGGCGTATCTTATCTTTATATCGCCACGTAGATAAGCATCATAACTATTAACATGCTTTAGATAACTAACAGCAGGATCGTGATTCGTTACTCGTGTAGTTAGTGCAGGTATTTCTTTATATTTAGCTTTAAAGCGCTGGGTGGCATTACCTTGAAGATATGATTTAGCTGCATTGATATCTCTTTTACCAGTGTAAGAACCTTTAACACCACACGATGCTCGGTAGCAGTTCCATATTAGCTTTCCATCAAACTTATCTAATGTGAATTTGTTTCTACCACCACAAAAAGGGCAATCGGCTGTATGTCGATCACCCTCTGCTAATATAATAGATTTAACATATTCAACCTGGTCAAGGTAACTAGACACGATTCTTCACCCTGAATATCTCCCCACAATGATCGCAATGGTGATGAAATACTAAACAACGATCTTCCTGATCATCTAACTTTTGTAATCCTGTTTTAAGATTAGAAACGGTTGTATAAGCAGCCAGTAAAACAGGCTGACCTACAGTTATAAGTTTATGGCATGTATGGCAGGGTTGTATTTTCTTTGCATTATATTCTTCGACTCCTAAGAGTTCTTTTGTTTTTGTTTTGCTCATTACTCTTCCTCAACAGTTAGCAGTTAAACTAACCCTGGCGGGTTAGCCGTAGGCTACTGCACTTTGTGAATAAGTCAACCACTTTATTGCGTGGCGGAGTTATGGGTACAGTAACTTACTTGGCCTGTAACCCATTGAAAACAAACGATTTACCTATAACCTGAAGGTCGTAGGTTCAAATCCTACTCCCGCAACCAATAGATTGATATCATTGAATTTTTTTAGTTCAAAGTGATACAAGTTGAGTTAAGTTAATAAAAGTTAATGTTTCGCATGTCAACTTTATTTTATTTATATTATTTTAATGCTTTGTTTCAACATATGTGAATAAAGATAATCCCTTAAAATCTGGATTTTCTTTTTTAATTTTAGCTTTTACAGCCTCAACTTCCTCAACCTCTAGCCACCCACATATTTTATTAGCCGTGTTCAATGCAGCTTCAGACTTCTCTCTAGTTGGAGCGTTTACTGCTAGGCGTAGAGCTATCGTTAAAGCTTGTATATTATTTTCTGGATTTTCATAATTCATCTGGTTGCTCCTTAACTACCTAACCTAAAGCATATTGAGTTTTTATTGTTTTTCACTCTACTCACACTTTCGATAAAATAATGCCAATCGCCAGTGCGGTTCATAAATTCCGCAACGGCTACTTTGCAAGACATAATATCTATTTTGCCTTGCCAAACCAAAACTTCACTTTTTAATAAAAGATTTCTTCCAGTATTATAATTACGCTGTCTTACTTTATAAATACCGTCTTTTAATTGTGGAATTATTTCTTTCCCCTTAATTTGTGCATATCCAACGCTATTTTCATCTACCCAATTATACCATCTAGGGTCATTACTTGTGTAGTCATTTACGTTGCCATCGGGATAGCTGTTGATAGACCAATTTACATCATCAGGGGTATTTATGTACTCCTCAGTATCAGTCATCAGACTTCTCCTGCTCTGATTAAATATAAATGATCATTAGTTGCATTAAATAAATTAGGTTTATAAATATCTTTTATTTCCTGTTCACTGTTACACAAAACAGAATTTTCTGGACTAAGTGCAAAGATT